AAAATTTTCCCACGCATCATCGACCGCAGGCTGCGGTGAAGCCTGCGGCCCGAGAAACCCCGCGAAACGGGTATCAGTGGCGAAAGCCATCAGTGAACTTGGACCCTACCCCTGGAGCGCGCACCGGCAGGGATCGGCATGCGCGCGACCGGCGGCGACCGGCGCTGCCTTACGATCGCCTGCGGCGGATCATCGGCCAATAACGCCAACAAGTCCTTGCTGGCCCCTTCATGCATCTCGATCAGCCGCGCGAGGGCCTCGGCGGACGGCACGCCATCCGGCAACGGCCCCGCCGCCGTCGATGCCCCTCCCGTGCCTCTCCGCCGCCCTCCGGATATAGGCGTCTCCGGTGGCGGCATAGGGGTAGCATGCCCCTCCCCACCCCCGTTGGCGGCCTTCCCACCGTAATACTCGGCCACTGCCGCATGGTAGTCCGCATGACGCTGAATGGCGGCCCGTACATATTGGTGCATGTCGTACTCCTCAAAAATTAGGCGCTACCCACAGGGTCCGGCATCAGCGGAGCCGGGTCGAGATTTTCAATCGAAGTGCAATTGACCGTAACGAAGCCCTGCTCGTTGATGTATCCCGAATAATCATCCAGGGTCTGCACTACGAAGTGCGAGCCGTGCCACAGGATAAAATCTGCCTGATAACCGTCCGAGGGGCCTTGGATTTTGAACCGGGTGTAGATCGTGATCGCCTTATTCATGTACTGCATCTCGGGCAACCGCTGCAAATCATCAGGCCCAGTTGCAGTCACGACACCGGTTGAATTGAAACGCTGCTCGGTCGTTATCACCCGACCATATTGGTTGATGGCTTCCGTCCGCCGAATGACGATGAAGCTATCCATGAATGACGGGTCAAAGGCATCCGCGACATCTAACGTCGGCATGTCACTTCCTGATCACGTACGTAATGCTGTTCAACAATTGAGCGGTGTCAACCAAAGGCGTCACTGATGACATATCCATGGTTGCCGCCCCGGCTCTATACTGTTTGTAGAACTCGCGGTACTCGGCCCGTGCTTCTCGCTTCTTTTTACCGCCGCCTCGGTGACGCCGCCGCGCCGCCATCGTCGCAGGCTTGATCGGCGGAGGAATCTTTGCCACGATCGTCTGCTTGACCGCTGCCACCGCGATGATGCCCGCCCGATGAAGCGCCTTGTCAATTCCAGCTTCGTCGCCCTTGAGCGCGGCAGTCACCGCTTGATCCAACATGGGTTGCCAGCGATTTTGCGAATCCCTCATACCAGGACGCAAAAAAGGCCGAGCCGGGATGTTGCGAGCCGGACTACCGGTCTCATGAATGTAGGCTAACTGAGCGTTGGTCGGCACTGCTCCCTTCGCCCCCGGTACCGCTTTACGATTCGCGCCTTCATCCGCCACGCCGATGTACACCGAGCTGTTTGACAGCTTTTTCAACGCCGCCGAGATCTTCTTTGACATGTCGGGTTCAATTGTCATAACTGGACCGGCCTGATACCCGCGATGTTTTGGAAGTAATAGAAGCGCTGGCCATAAGTACTCATGTTCCAGAACCCGGCGTCGGTGGTGTAGGCCCCCGAGCCGCTGTCATAGCCGACCGAGACGCCACCCACTGAACGGCTGGTTGCCGGGCCAAGCGCCAACGGAGCCTGCCCGGCCTGGCTCTGGCGTTCATTCTGGCGCTCCAGCGTCAACATATGCGCCACGTACAGCTCCTGGCCCAACACCAGACTATTGCGCCAGCTTCTTGGGTTCAGCGGCGTCTGGTACAGCACCACGTCGATCCAGAAGGCGAGCGCGTCCTCCGTGTAGACGGTAGGGTCGGAAAAGGCGGGGAAATCCTTGCGGAAATCGCTAGGGGTCAGTACTCCAGTGACTCGCGGAGCTGAAGTGCATTGCAAGGAAGCGATGTCGGTGAGAACGCGATTATCATCCAGCGTCACCTCAGCTTGCAACACGTACAAGCAACCATCGATCATGTTGCCAAGCAATGCTGAAGTCTTGGTGTTACTAAATGACGGTGGACCAAGAATACGGGCAGTAGCGTTAGGATCATCCACCGGGGAGGACGGATCTACACTGCAAATCCAAGCCGCCGCCACGATAACGCCAGTCGCACCAATCTGAATAGTGAAGTCGAACATGAAAGTGTCGGCAGCGGGAGCCGGTGCAATTGGGCTAAAAGCGGCCATTCAAGCAGCTCTCCGCAGTGGTGGTGCGATGACTATCCTGTCAGTTCCACGACCGAATTTCGATGGCGGCACAACAGCCACCCGGCCATTCCCGATAGCCGTGATCATACGATCCGGAAGCGCAGTTGTCAAGTAGCGATCCGGCGGGACGTCAAGCACTGCCCCGGATACCCCGGATATCCAAGCACTGCTTCGATCAAACGTGTCTTTTTCAAGAGACGTGGTGGTGCGTAATCCAAGAATACCAACAATGACGGGTCCACCTAGTATTGTTGAGGTCTGACTATCCTGAACAACGTATAACCTACCAATCGTACCAGTAGCCAAGGCACTGGCACTGAGCCTCTGCACATCTTGGGGAATAGTTAGCGTACCAATTACATCAGCAATAACACCTGTTGCAGTAAGTGTTTGTCTAGCCTGCGTCGCGATCAGCGTACCGACGGTCGCCCCAAGACTAGTAGCAACAATCGTGTTTGGTGCCTGAACAACGGTGAGCGCACCAACTACACCAGAAACGATACCCGACGATGCAAGCGTCTGTGCCTGCGTCTCAGCCAATCTACCGATGATGATGGCACCACCAGCCGCGTCGATCGTATTTGGTACCTGGGTGACATTGAGCGTAGCAATGTTTGTATTGACGATGCCATATAACGCCGTTGCCGCCTGATCATCCTGGATAATTCCCATATGACCGACGAACACACTGGCGACGAGGTGCTGATCCGTTTGAGCGAGAGCGAGAGCGCCGCTTACGGTGATGCGCGCGATCGCCGTGACTGTTTGATTAGCCTGGAGGGCGGAGAGGGTGCCGCCAGCCATAACGCCGCCGGTCGCTGCGAGCATCTGCGGATCTTGGGTGACAGCAAGCGCCCCGGTGACAATTGTCCCGCCGTGCGCGGTGACAATGTGACCAGCTTGACCTGCAATAAGTGCGCCGTGAACCTCAGAGCCAGCAGTCGCCGCCAAAATCTGCGGTGCTTGATTAACGCTGAGCGCGGCGGCAGGGACACCCAAATAATAAAGATAAGAAACATCCGACTGCGGCAGCGCACGGTTATAAAGGCGAAAATCGTCAAGCTCGCCAACATACCAAGCATCACCATGGGCATTCGGGTGCCCGACACCACCTAAGAAAACGTTGGGCTGACTATAACCGGCAAATGACCCGCCAGACCCTGGTGTAGTGGCACTAAGAACACCATCGATATAAATGTGTAGTCCACCCTCTTCATACGTCGCGACAACGTGGTGCCATTTGCCGTCAGTAATCGTGGTGGTCGTGTAAAGTAGCGTTCCGCCACCGACATAGACGTACCAACCAATCGTTCCATCAGCATTAAGGAAGAGGTCTTTGTCGGTCGTGCCAGTGGAAAAACCATTGGCAAAACCGACGATCTGCATATTCCTACCGGATGGTACGGGCTTTACCCATACCGATATCGACACATAGGGAATATTGATGACTTGGTCATTGGCGACGTAGTCGCCTGTACTATTTAAGATGACACCGTTGCCAATAGGTCCGCTCTTATCCGATGTCGCACCGCCCTGGAAGAGACCGTCGTTGCTATTCCCGGTTAAATCTATGCCGCTACCATCGCTGAGCTTCCAGTGCGCGATAAGACCCGCCGTGTTTTCGCCTGTGATCGTGCCTGTTGCATTCAGTGTCTGATTGTCTTGAACATTGAAACCCGGCGCTAAAAACGACCAAGTCTTATATCCGCTTGGAATAGGATAAATCTGAGTTGCCGTGTCCCCGTGAATACGCGCTTGACTATAATACAGCGCAGCATACGGATAGATGTTGATCCCAGCCTGACCAACCCAATTGGCGCGTGCGCCGGTCCCGGCGACGGGATCACCATGCCATACACCATTTGTCGATAAATAAAGCTGCTGATTGTCACAATCGACGGCGATGCCGATCCGGGTTCCAAGCCCTATCGTTCCTAAACCGTAAGAAACCCCATTATTAAATCCGGTGACAAAACTATAACCGTCATCGCGTGTACCACCACACTGATACGGTATGTAAGTATCCATCCCTGCACCGGCTGCGGTGCTGTCATCCGCCACACCAAAGGCGATGTATGTAGCAAGAGGGCCACCAATACCTTCAATCTCGCAATACCACTTGCCAGTGACATGAGCGAGATTTCCTCTGACAGAAGTCCAGCCGCTTGAATTTGTGCCTTGCGCGTCAAGGTCATTATTTGACTTTACGACCAGGGTTCCGCCGTCGCCCCAAGCAAGGTCAGGCATTTCCGGCGGTCACGGTAAACGCCGTCACAGTCACCGTCTGACCGCTGGCGATGCTGCTGTTGTTGAGCACAAGATCGGTCGTCGTGTTGCCCTGGACGTGGCACACTTTCGCCCCGTCATACATGCGGAAGCTCTGCGCCGTCCCGGTGCCGGTAGCATTGGCACTCCACGTCCCGGCAATCGCCGTCACACCACCGGAAGAGGTCAGGAAGGCCGCCGGAAGCACGATGGTCGCGAGCAGGCCCGTGGGGTCCGCTGCCGAGCAGTTGGCAGGTTCAGCACCAGAAAAAATCAGCAAGGTACCAGAAGTACCAACACTTGCCTGGATCTGACTGACCTGATTATTGCGCAAAGTCGCGCTATATTGGAAAGTCATTCCATTCTCCCCATAAAGAGCTGGCGAGGCCGTGAGGCCTCGCCAGCAATTACTGTAACTACGGCAAAACTACTATGTGTTACGCGGCAACACCACCCATGTCGTCATCCCGGCGGCGCTTCCACCCAATGACGCCGAGTAGGCCAATGAGACCGCTGCCCATCAGCGCGAGTGACCCCGGCTCCGGTACCGCAGCGGCTGGTGC